AAAATCTCCATAATGTTATCTTTGCTTCTCCAAGTAAATCACGTATACGCAACTTGCAAAGTATTGGACGAGTTCTTAGAAAAGGAACAAACAAAGTGAAGGCGATACTATATGATATTTCTGATGACTGTACTAAAGGGTCAAAAAGAAATTACACACTAAACCATTTTATAGAAAGAATTAAAATTTACAATGAAGAAAATTTTAACTATGAGATAATTACAATCCAACTAAAGACATGATAGAAGACGATTTTTATGCAACACTAAAATTACATTCAGGAGAGGAGGTATTCGCACGAGTTGCTGCTTCTGAAGAAGAAGATCGAACTATGTTGATACTTCATCACCCCGTCATCGTGTCCGAAATTAAAATTAAAAAAGGTGTAGTTGGTTATAAAGTAGAACCTTGGTTAAAAACAACAAGTGAAGATATGTTTGTTATGAATATGGATCATGTAGTAACAATATCTGAATCTAATGATATGGAAATTATAATGATGTATCAAAATTTTATTCGACAATCCTCTAAAGAAAGAGGTAATGAAGAACTTTTAAATAAAGAGATGGGTTATATTGCTAACGTAAATGATGCTAAAGAATTACTAGAGAAACTTTATAAACTTAATAAACCTAAAACTAACCCTTGAACCCTGACAGAGTTATTCTACTGTTATTTCGTCACCTTGTCAACTGTCTCCAGAAGTGTTATAATATCTACATAATAGTGGTAAAGACTTATGGCAATAGCTCCTGGTAAAACTATGGCAAGACGTAAAAGATCCGAGCATTATGTTAACAATAAGGAGTTCCTTGCTGCTTTAGTTAAATACCGTGAAGATGTTGAGATTAGATATATTAAAAAATATGGTGAACCACCTGATAAAGCAGGTAGAGCATCTAAATGGGATACCAAACCAGAGATACCAAGATATATTGGAGAATGTTTTCTAAAGATTGCTAACCACTTATCATTCAAACCAAACTTTGTAAACTACATGTTTAAGGAGGATATGATCTCCGACGGAATTGAAAATTGTGTTCAATACATACACAACTTTGATCCTGAAAAATCCAAGAACCCTTTTGCTTACTTCACACAGATTATACATTATGCCTTTCTTCGCAGAATACAAAGAGAGAAACGTCAGTTAGATATTAAGAATAAAATTATTGAGAGATCTGGTTATCAAGAAGTTTTTGATGATAACAATAGTATTGACGGATCTAACTATGCGGAATATAATTCAATTAAAGATGCTGTACATGCGAAATTACGTAATTAATGAAAGTTGCAATCATAACTGATCAGCACTTTGGAGCAAGAAAGAATTCTAAATTCTTTCATGATTATTTTCTAAAGTTTTATAATGATATTTTCTTTCCTGCTATAGAAAAGGAAGGTATTACCACAGTCATTGATATGGGTGATACCTTTGATAGTAGAAAAGGAATAGATTTTGCTGCACTATCATGGGCAAAGGATTATTATTTTGATCGTCTCCGTGACATGGGCATCACTGTCCATACTATTGTTGGTAATCATACAGCATATTATAAGAATACTAATGATGTAAATGCAATAGATTTACTACTGCGTGAATATAATAATGTAAAAGTATATTCAGAAGTTAGTAGTATAGAGGTAGGTGGTTTAAATATCCTTCTTGTTCCTTGGATCAATCAGGATAATTATGAATCAAGCATTGGTTTAATTAAAAAATCAAGAGCTCCTGTTTGTATGGGTCATTTAGAACTGAATGGTTTTGTAGTAACCCAACAGATTCTAATGGATCATGGTCTTGATATGAAATACTTTAAAAAGTTTGAGAAAACATTTTCGGGTCATTTTCATACAAGATCAAATAATGACAATATCTATTACTTGGGTAATCCTTATGAGATCTATTGGAATGATTATGATAGCGACAGAGGTTTTCACTTCTTCGATACAGAAACTTTAGAGCATACTCCTGTTAACAATCCTTATAAAGTATTTTATAAAATTTTCTATGATGATACCGATCATCAAACTTTTGATTCCAGACCATATGAAAATAAGATTGTAAAACTTATTGTTCGTAAGAAAACTGACATCAAAAAATTTGAAAAGTTTATTGATAAATTATATGCATCAAATATATCTGAACTTAAGATTGTAGAAAATTTTGAATTTGGTGGTTATTATAAATCTGATGATTTTGAGGCATTCGAATCTGAAGATACTATGTCAATCCTTAACAGGTATATTGATGAGTCAGAAATTACTTTAGATAAATCTGTAGTACAAAAACTTATGCAAGATGTTTACCAAGAGGCATGTGAGGTGGTATAATGTATATACTAACTGTCAAAGGAAAGGAAAATGATGGTGCATATTCTGTAGGAAATATAGAAGGAGAACAAGTTCTCTACCTATTTGAACAAGAAGATGACGCAGTTAGATTCGCTTTACAGTTAGAAGATCAGGACTATCCTGAAATGCATGTCATAGAAGTTGATGATGATTTGATGCTTAAAACTTGCAATATGAATGATTATAGGTATACTGTTATAACCGAGAATGATATTGTTATTCCTCCATTGAAACACGATGATTTTATTTGAAAAGGTACGTTGGAAGAATTTTTTATCCACTGGCAACCACTTTACTGAAATAAATTTTACTGAACATGATACCAATCTAATTGTTGGTACAAATGGTACAGGTAAAAGCACGGTGCTTGATGCACTGACATTTAGTTTGTTCAACAAACCATTCCGTAAGATTAGTAAGAGTCAGTTAATTAATACTGTTAATGAAAAAGATTCGAAGGTAGAAGTAGAGTTTACTGTTAATGGAATTTGTTGGAAAGTCATAAGAGGAATCAAACCAAATATTTTTGAGATATGGAAAGATGGTAGATTATTAGATCAGTTCTCACATTCTGCAGATCAACAAAAATGGTTGGAACAGAATGTAATCAAAATGAATTACAAATCCTTTACCCAGATTGTTATTCTTGGTAGTAGTATATTTGTTCCATTCATGCAATTGACTGCACCAAACCGTAGAGAGGTTATTGAGGATTTACTTGATATTAAAATCTTCTCTTCTATGAATAATATTATAAAGGATAAGATACGTCAGAGAAGAGAGGAAATAAAAGTTCTCACTCTTAAAAAAGAATCTCTTAATGATAAGGTTCATATGCAGGAGAACTTTATTGAAGAGTTAGAAATGCGTGGTAAAAAGAATATAACAGATAAGAAAAGTAAAATAAAAGTATTGGGAATTGAAATCGATACTCATATTGAGCATAATGAAATCAAAGAAAGTAATGTAACAGAACTTATTAAAGAACAGGAAACGGTAACAGGTTCTGGAAAAAAACTTCGTCAGTTAGGAAATCTTAAAGGTAAAATATCCCAGAAAGTAGCAACGATTACTAAAGAACATAAGTTCTTCACAGAGAACACGGTTTGCCCTACATGCACACAGTCCATTGGAGAGGAGTTTAGAATAAATAAAATCGATGATGCTCAAACTAAAGCAAAGGAGTTGCAATCTGGTTATCAAGAACTAGAACAGGCAATTAAAGAAGAAGAAGAGCGAGAGCATCAATTTAAAAACTTATCAAAGGAGATTACTAACCTCAATAATGGCATTTCTCAAAACAATACTAGGATTTCTGGATGTCAACGTCAAATCAGAGATCTTGAAAATGAAATTCAAACACTTACCAATCAACTTGAAAACAGAAATACTGAACATGAGAAGTTAGAAACCTTTAAAAAAAGTTTAACAGAAACATACAATGATCTAGTATCCCAAAAGGATTCTATTAGCTATTACGATTTCTCGTATGGTTTACTTAAAGATGGTGGAGTCAAATCCAAGATTATAAAGAAGTATCTGCCACTGATTAATCAGCAGGTAAACCGTTATCTTCAGATGATGGACTTCTATATCAACTTCACACTTGATGAAGAATTCAACGAAACCATTCAATCCCCGATCCATGAGGATTTTTCTTATGCCTCTTTTAGTGAAGGTGAGAAAATGAGGATTGACCTAGCACTTCTGTTTACATGGAGAGAAGTTGCTCGAATGAAGAACTCTGTCAATACCAACCTCCTTATAATGGATGAGATATTTGACAGTTCTCTTGATGGATTTGGAACAGAGGAATTTTTAAAGATTATTAAATATGTTATAAAGGATGCTAACGTTTTTGTAATTTCTCATAAGGTAGGACTTGAAGACAGATTTGATAGTGTCACAAAATTTGAAAAAGTAAAAGGATTTTCGAGTATAGTGTCATCATGACCACTCCAAACTGGCAACACAATTCGGGCAAGCCACCGAAACGAAAACTTAAACCACAAGCACTGCGGTCTGCAAGAGAAAGACGCAGACAGTTGATAAAGTGTCTACAAACCTCCCATAAACGGGGGGTTTCGTCGTATTATGGATATATACAAAAGGAAAAGCATGGCAGTAAAGTTCGAAATCAAGTCACAACTAGCAAAGTTGCTTGCTACTGAAGATCTTATAGTAGAGCATAAGCAAGTTGAAACTGCACAGTTCAATGTTCACACTCGTGTATTGATCCTTCCCCTCTGGGAAAAAGCAAGCAATGTAGTATATGATATGCTTGTTGGTCATGAGGTTGGACACGCACTCTTTACACCTGATGAATGGGACTGGATGAATAGTGTTCCTCAAACCTTTGTGAATGTGGTTGAGGATGCAAGGATTGAGAAGTTGATTAAGAGAAAGTATATGGGTATTGCCAAAACTTTCTATAAAGCATATAATGAATTACATGAGAAGAATTTCTTTGAGTTAGATGGTGAAGATATTAGTAATCTTAATCTTGCTGATCGTGCTAATTTACATTTCAAAATTGGTTCATTCCTTAACATACCTTTTTCAACTCCTGAACAGGAGATTATCACTCTAATAGAAAATGCCGAGACCTTTACTGACACCATCGCAGCAGCAGAAGCGTTATATAATTTCTGCAAGCAAGAGAAGCAGCAGGAGCAGGAACAAATTTCTGAATCTGAACAAGAAGACCTTGAACAGGACACTGTTGACAATATCAAAGGTAGTGGGGATCTCTCTACTGACCCTTCTAGTGGTGATGAGTCTTCCTCTTCTAACGATGATACTTCTTCTCCTATGGAAGACGGGGATAGCATTGATGTTAATAATAGTGGGAGCCATGCTGATAGCGATTCTATAGATGAAGAACCTGAAGTCAAAACTGCTGAATCATTAGCAGACAAACTTCAAGATCTTGCTAATTCAGATGGTATAGAAAATACTTATCTTGAAATTCCAGAAGTAAATCTTGATACTATAATTGCTTCTAATGAAGATGTTCATAAATTAATAGATGATGATTTTGCATCACAGCAAGTAAGATTTGATGAAAATTTAAAAGAAAAAGGACCAGATTATTGGAGAAAGGATGTAGTTCTTTTCAATGATATTGATCAACAGTTTTTTAAATTCAAAAGAGGTGCTCAAAAAGAAGTCAACTATCTTGTAAAAGAATTTGAAATGAAGAAGTCAGCATCAGCATATGCTCGTGCTGCAACCAGTAGAACTGGTGTTCTTGATACTTCTGCTCTTCATACATATAAGTTCAATGAAGATATATTTAAGAAGATAACTGTTCTTCCTGATGGTAAGAATCATGGTCTAGTATTCATTCTTGATTGGTCTGGTTCTATGCAGTATGTTCTTCAAGATACTTGCAAGCAACTTTTCAATCTTATGTGGTTCTGTAAGAAAGTACATATTCCTTTTGAGGTTTATGCATTTACTAATGAGTGGAGAATGAGAACTGAAAAGGGTGATGAGGATCCAAATAGATATGGTGTTAAATTAACACCTCATGCAGAACCAAGAGAAAATGATATTGTTGTTGATGAAGATTTTGCACTAATGAATATGTTCACTAGTAAAGTGAATGTTAAAACTCTAGAGCAACAGATGATTAATGTTTGGAGAATGTCTGCTGCTTATGGTAATCAATATCAGACTTGGTATCAAGTACCATATGCTGTTGGTTTATCTGGAACTCCATTAAATGAAACTCTAATTACATTACATCAAATCCTTCCTAAATTTCAGAAAGAGTATAAATTAGAAAAGGCACATTGTATTGTCTTAACTGATGGTGAAGCAGGACATCTTCCATATTATAAAGAAGTAGAACGTGATTGGGAAGATAAACCATATATGGGTAAGCGTAATGTTAATCCTAATCACTGTGTATTGCGTGACCGTAAACTTGGTAAAACATATACCTTTGATTATGGGTGGCATACTTATACCAATACTTTACTTTACAATCTAAAAGATAGATTCCCAACAGTGAACTTTATTGGTATTCGTGTTATCAATCCTCGTGAAGCAAAAAGATTCATTAAAATGCATGAACCATTTAATGAAAAACTTATTGATACATGGAGAAAATCAAAAAGTTGTGTAATCACTAAATCGGGTTATGATGCATACATTGCAATGTCAGCAGATAATCTCGCAGATGATTCTGAATTTGATGTGGATGATGAAGCAACAAAAGCACAGATTAAAAGGGCATTTGTTAAGTCACTGAAAGTTAAAAAACTAAATAAAAAGGTACTGAGTGAATTCATTTCTCTGGTAGCATGATAACATTTCAAGAGTTTTGTTCTCGACTAGATGAGAGCAGTTTAAGTAGAATCAAGAGTAAATCCGATAAAGGTGGCATGGCAACAATGTCTGCATCCAGAGCTGATAAATCCGCAAAAGAGAATAGTGCAAGAGCGAAACAATTAGATCGTGATATAAAAGGTAAGGGTTTACCTGGTGCTACTAAAGTAACTGGTTCATATATTGAGAAAGATAAAAAAACTGGTAAAGAAACTAAAGTAAAAGAACGTAGTCACGTTGTCACTTCTGGTAAGAAGGGTAAGAGAAAGTTTAAGAAAGCAGTAAAAGCACTTGGTAAAAAGTATGGTCAAGACTCTGTTTTGACACAAACGAAAAAAACTGGTACACTATCAGCAACAAGAAAAGGTGGATTGGGCAAAAAGAAAAGAATTGGTGTAGGTAAATTCAAAGCGGGTGGTAAAAACCCAGAAGGTCAATCACAAATCAAAGGAAAAACTTTTACTTATGGATAAAGACATGAACATTTTTAATTCCTTAAAGAGAAATTTCAAAAACATTTTTGTTGGATCTCATAGGGGTGATGATTTTAAATTAGAACCACTACCAGAAAAATACAAGAAGAATGATCCTAATGATTGGTTTGACAATCCTTTAGATAGGATGCCTATTGCAACTGAAAATGGTAACTATTCATCACGTCATGAATCAACACCTGATTTTGAAAAGGATGCTGAAGAGATTGTAACGATGCATGAAAAGATGTATCGTATCGCAACAGCAAAATACAATCCATTTGCAGTCGGTGGATCTGAAACATTAGGAGGTTCTGAAAATGCAGAAAAATTATGATGACTCCAATTGGAGAGAAGAATCCGTACCTTACTATTCAGGTAAGCAACTAGAATTATTGATGGATGGACCCAAGAGTCTTTCTCAATCATGGATGATGGGAGCAATGTATAATGAATGGAAAAAAAGGAATGGGTATAATAAATTAGATCCTAAAGAAAATGAAGGTCAGTGTCAGAGTAGTATGAAGGAATGGGAAGAGAGTATCAAAAAATACAACCAATAATATAAGTGTCCACTGGGGGTTTTTTAACCCCCTTTTTGATGTATGATAGGTATATCGAAAACAAATTACATTATGACCTTTGAATTAAAGATGACAGAAAAGCAAGTTTTTGACGGATTGAAAGAAACTTTTGGTACTGAATTTACAGCACCTGATGTGAGAGCATTTTGTGCCATGAATGATATTGGTTACTCAACTGTCACAAAGAAAATCAAACAATATAATGTTGGTAAGGGTAAGTGGAATCTTGAGGTTACTACAAGAGCAGTTGAGAATATTGAAAAATCATTTAGTGCTCCTTCTGTTGTACCTTCTTCAGAGCAAAATTTAGTTCCTGATCAGGATAATACTTTTGTTAAGTTTGGTCCTTTCGCTGATGTTAAAAAGATAATTCAATCAAAGCAATTCTACCCAATATTCCTTACTGGTTTATCAGGTAACGGCAAGACCTTTTCTGTGGAGCAAGCATGTGCTACACTAAAGAGAGAACTTGTAAGAGTTAATATTACAATCGAAACAGATGAAGATGATCTTATTGGCGGTTTCCGTCTTGTTAATGGTGAGACCGTATGGCACAATGGCCCAGTCATCGAAGCACTTGAGCGAGGTGCAATCTTGCTCCTCGATGAAATCGACCTTGCCTCAAACAAAATCCTCTGCCTTCAGAGCATCCTTGAGGGGAATGGTGTCTTCCTTAAAAAGATTGGAAGAGTTGTTAAACCAGCAAAAGGATTCAACGTCATCGCAACAGCAAACACCAAAGGTAAAGGATCAGACGACGGAAGATTCATTGGAACCAACGTGCTCAATGAAGCATTCCTCGAAAGATTCCCTGTAACATTTGAGCAGGACTATCCATCACCAAATATTGAGAAGAAAATACTTGGTGGGGTTGCTTCTAATCTTGGTGTTACTGATACTGATTTCCTTGCAAGACTCGTAGATTGGGGTGACATCATCCGTAAAACATTTTATGATGGTGGTATCGAAGAGATCATCAGTACTCGTAGATTGGTTCACATTGTTCGTGCCTTCTCTATCTTTAAGGATAAATCAAAGGCAATCAGAGTTTGTGTAAACAGATTTGATGAGGAGACTAAACAGTCTTTCCTTGAACTATATGATAAAGTTGATGCTGACTTTGAATTAAATCCTAGTGAGGAAGTATGACCATTTGGCAGAATTACATAAGTGCCTACAGATCAATTCTACCTATGAAGATAGAAGGTCTGTGGGCAAGTTGGGAAGGTAAAGGAACCTATCTTAATGCCATCACTCATTCACATCCACACTTTATTAAATCAAGGCAAGTGGATATCACAGATGGTAAGAATGCTGACATCTTTAACTGCATAGCATATCCAAAGACGGGAAGTAACCTTCCTTGTTTTGGTATGGATCTAATGGCATTCAGTGAGAAGAAGGTCATTGTTGTTTTTGATTTTCAACATCCTAAAGAGAAATATCCATATCGTGTAGAAGGATTGCCAGTGGCAACAGAAGACTATCGTTTCTTTGAGAAGGGTAATCACTTCTCTGATAATATCTTTGTAAGATACTGTAAACCAGATGAGGTTGATGAACATTTAGATATGTTTGTTAAGTACTTGACTACTTACAAAGATATGATAGAATTAGAGAAACCCACTGGAACCGATACCAGTGTATATAAAGATTTTGATGCTTACATGACTAAACTTGATCCAGTAGGAGGTTATCTTGCTGCCAAGTTTGGAAAAGAAAAAGCGGAGAATCTTGTGAACAATTTCTTATTTGAATATGGTTAATGCATGGAGTTTAGCATATGACACTCTTAACGGTACACTTGATGAAAACTTTCCTATTATGACTGGTAACATAGAAATTAATACTGGAACTGGCAACACTGCTGATACTATCACTATTCCTAGTGGTGATAGTGGTGATAGTTATGCAGATTCAGTTGATTATCTCGTAAGTGAGATGCCAGGTCCATTTACAACATATTCTGATAATGATGATGCAATAGCACATCATATTACAACACCTGGTATAGAAAAAGATTGTACTAGAAAATACAAAGAAGATGAGTCTATCGAAGCTCTTAAGAATTATATTTCTACCACTTATGGTGGACACTATACTTCTGACAATAATAGCGTCCAGACACTTGATCTTATAGAATCTGTAGGAGATGCAGAGGCATTCTGTAGATCTAATGCAATAAAGTACTTGAGTCGATACGACAAAAAAGGACAAGCAAAACGTGATATACTAAAAGCACTACACTATTCACTTCTATTATATCATTTTAGTGGACAATTAAATGAAACTCCGACCCGTGGTTATGAAACTTTCTGAATCAACTCTTTCACTCCTTAAGAATTTTAAGGACATCAATCAATCAATTCTTTTCAAGAAGGGAAGTAAACTTCGCACGATTAGTGTGATGAAAAACATTCTTGCTGAAGCAACTATAGATGAAGAGTTGCCTAAAGATTTTGGTATTTACGATTTAAGTCAATTTTTAAATGGACTTGAACTTCATAAACCATATGTTCCTGATTTAGATTTTGCTAATGATAATCATGTGGTAATTAAAGAAGGTAGGATGAGGTCAAAGTATTTCTTTGCTGATCCTAATTGTATAGTTCTTCCACCAGAAAGACCAATGACTCTTCCTAGTGAAGATGTAACATTTGAGTTGAGCACTGGACAACTGGATAAACTTCTTAAAGCAGCAGCAATTTATCAATTACCTGATCTTGCTGTGGTTGGTGAAAATGGAGTTGTTAAGATTGTTGTTCGTGATAAGAAGAATGATACATCAAATGATTTTTCTATCATTGTTGGAGATACTTCTGACGTATTCTCTTTCAACTTCAAAGTAGAGAACATCAAGATTTTACCTGGTACATATGAGATAGTTGTATCTCAAAAATTAATTTCACGTTTTAGTAGTAAGAATCATGATTTAACATATTTCATTGCACTAGAACCTGATTCTACATTTGGATAATGAAAGTATCTAAACAAGTAGAAGATAGTGTAAAGGAAGCTATTGAATCTCTTCGCAATGCATTGGCATTTGCAGCAAGAACCGAAGAACCATACATTGCAAAACATATTGCAGATAAGATTATGGAACTTGATGGTCTTATTAAAGTTAATCAATTACTAGATGATCTGGAGGAAATTCGTGAGAATCACACAAAAGATAATTGATCAAATTCAAGTGGCAATGACCCATACCAAGATGAATGGTGAGACTAATTGGAAAGATGGTGATGAGATTGATGTGTGTCTTGGTGGCACATTTGCAGGTGATAAGTTTATTAGTATCATAAACAGAACTCGTAGTAACACCACTAAAAAATGAGATTTAAAGCAACTGTATTTGTAAAGTTAAGAGGATCCGTATCGGATGCTGCAGGTAATGCTGTAATGAATAATACGAAAAGGGTTGCTCCTTCTATTGAACCTCATCTATTGAGAATTGGTAAGTGTATTGATTTTTGGTTTGACGCACCAGACTATGAAACAGCAGAGAAAGAGTTATATACTCTTAGTGATTTGTTTTTATCAAATACTGTAATAGAAGATTGGAGTTTTGATTTAGTAGAAACAGAAGAAACTGGAATAGGAAATATATCAAATGATAATGCAGGTACTTCAAAACATTCTATATTTGATTAATGAAAAAAGCATGGAGGATATGGAAGTATGCGTTGGGTAGTTTCGAAGATTCAAGAACTAAACGATACGACAATCACATTGTTTTGGTACGTTCTTTTATTTTCATTTCTTACCTCATTACCAATTGTTTTATTGTTAGTGGGGTAATTAGACATTGGAACAATTAAGTGTTAGAATTTTATTATGAACATTTTCGTTACCCATCCAGACCCACATATATCAGCAAAAGTATTGCCTGATAAGCATGTAGTCAAGATGCCTTTAGAGACATGTCAAATGCTCTCTATTGTCTTTTCACATTGGTATTATGATTGGGGTGATGATTTAGTCAAAAAGAAAGATGGAACCCCTTACTCGGTCAAGAAAGGGGCATTCAGGAACCATCCTTGTACTCAATGGGCAGCAGCAAGTATATTCAATACTGCATGGTTGATCCAGCATGGATGTGCATTATCTGATGAGTACACACATCGTTATGGTAAGTTGCATGGATGCCATAAAGCATTGTTTGAAGCAAAGAAAACATTCCATAAATTTGCAGGAGAAGTAATTACATGCTATTGTATGGTGGAGTCCTTTACTCGTGCAATGCCTGATGAGTATAAACATGACACAAGCATTGACACTCTTACTGCTTACAAAAATTACATTGGCAGCAAACCTTGGGTTGCATCTAATTATTTACGTGACCCATCCAGAAAACCAAATTGGTTATGATTAATGAGTGATTTTATTTGGGTTGAGAAATACAGACCCCAAACAATTGAAGATTGTATCTTACCAGATAGTATTAAGAAAACCTTTCAGGAATTTCTAAATAAAGGTGAGATACCAAACATGTTATTGTCTGGTCCACCTGGCGTTGGAAAGACCACAGTAGCAAAGGCACTATGTAAACAATTAGGAGTAGACTATTATGTGGTTAATGGATCGGATGAGGGAAGGTTTCTTGATACAGTTCGGAATAACGCCAAGAATTTTGCGTCTACAGTATCTCTCACAAGTGAGTCGAGACACAAGGTTATCATCATCGACGAGGCAGACAATACCACTTCCGACGTACAGCTCCTTTTGCGAGCGAGTATTGAGGAGTTCTCCAGAAACTGCAGATTCATTTTTACCTGCAATTACAAGAACAAAATCATTGAACCCCTCCATTCAAGATGTGCGGTCATTGATTTCTCATTCAAAGGAAGAGAAAAGCAAGAAATCGCAACATGCTTTTTCAAACGTATTAACTCGATATTGGAACAAGAAAGAATAGAATCAGATAAGAAGGTTGTAGCAGAATTAATTAATAAGCACTTTCCTGATTGGAGGAGAGTACTAAATGAGTTGCAAAGATATTCAGTAGGAGGTAAGATAGATAGTGGTATACTTGCTTACTTTAGTGATGTAAAAGTTAATGATCTCATTAAAAACCTCAAAGAAAAAAACTTCCCTGAAGTTCGGAAGTGGATTGTTTCTAATTTGGATAATGATTCTAGTGTATTACTGCGTCGCATTTACGATAGTCTTAACGAATCCCTTGTCCCTGCCTCTATTCCTGCTGCCGTTCTTGTTATTGCGAAGTACCAGTATCAAGTAGCATTCGTTGCAGATCAGGAGATAAATATGCTTGCATGTCTTACAGAGATTATGGTTGAATGTAAATTCAAATGAATTGTTTTGGATGGTTAGGAATTATATTGATTATTAGTGGACTTTGCTCTGGAGTTATTGCTTACATTGGTATTATGGAGTTAATTAAATGAAAGAAGAATTGTTAGAACTGATCAAAGAAAGGGGTTATCGTAAAGGTGACTTCACACTTTCTTCTGGTAAGAAAAGTGAACACTATGTAAATTGTAAACCTATCATATTAACTGGAAGAGGACTTACCTTGACCAGTTTATTAATGTTAAAAGAGGTTCAAACAAATGTAGTAGCAGGTCTTACTCTTGGTGCTGATCCATTAGTTAGTGGAGTTTCATTAGTATCTGCTCTAGATGGTAGAATGGTTAATGCTTTAATCATTCGTAAAGAACCTAAAGGATATGGTACTGCATCTCAAATAGAAGGTCCATTACCTGTTAAGGGATCAAAGATAACTGTATTAGAGGATGTCGTCACTACAGGTGGATCTTCTATCAAAGCAGTTAAGGTTTTACGGGATGAAGGTTACATAGTTGAACGTGTAGTCTCAATAGTAGATAGACAAGAAGGGGGTAAGGATGCTATGATGGATAATGATTTAGAACTTTGCAGTTTATTTACAATCGAGGATTTAAAGAAATGATTTTTCTATCAAAACCTTCAGTGTATAATTTACCTGGTACATGGGAGAAACAACCTGATGTTATAATCCCCCATTTAAATCTAACACCAGATCAAGGATTTATTCTATTTTTTGGATTACTTGTTTTATCGCTAGTTGTCTATGGAATTTATCTTACGTTTGGTCCTGGTAAAAAGGAACTCAGAGATCAAATTGACGAACATGCTAAAATGCATGAACTAGGTATCGCACATGGCCATGGTGGCAACAAGGGTGCATATGAGATGTCTGGTAAACTTGAAAAAAATCACACTCATGAAAACATTAACGAAAAAACAAAGACACCAAATTAAGTCTAAATGGTATTACATATTCTGGGGTGCAGCGACTGTATCAGTATTTGCAGGTCAGATGTATGTTGGATCTGGATATCGTCAGATGTCAGAATCTTTTAATCGCATCGTTGATGCTGTAGTAATAGAACTACGACAAGGACCATACGATAAACTTTATTAATGTAATGAAATCATTGAAAACTCCTCTTCGTTATCCTGGTGGTAAGTCTCGTGCTTGCACCAAGATGGATCAATACTTCCCCGACTTGAGAGAGTATACCGAATTTCGTGAACCTTTTTTGGGTGGTGGAAGTGTTGCTATTCATGTAACTAAAAAGTATCCTAATCTTAAGATTACAGTTAATGATTTGTATGAACCATTAATAAATTTTTGGATTCAGTTGCAAACCTTTGGTAATGAGTTGACTGATAAAATACGTAATTATAAATCAACTCATCCAGATCCAGATTCTGCTAAAGAACTTTT